GGACGTAACTCAAGATCTCGTCCTCTACTATCTCGGCCCTCGATACCCTTCATTCCGAAGTGGGATACTTGATGGTCACCTCATCAGAGAGCATGAATTGCAGCGCGTTCCTCAAAAATGCGCAATGATTCTTGCCGGAGTCAGGGTAGACGAAAATGACAACATTCCAACCCGGGAAGTTCACCTGGGAGTAGGCGGACCTATTGACCTGAGACACAGATCAGCTTATAAGGCCGCCGAAGTCGATAAGGAATTAATTTTCGTTCGCCAAGGCTACAAGTACGAAGTAGTGTCCGAAAGAGGAGACTGCGGAAAGATTCTCATCGCTATCAATACTGGTTTGCCCCATAAGATCTTGGGTATGCACACCCATGGTTGGGATAAAGAAAATCTCGGCGGCGCTATTGCCACCACATACGAACAAGTGAGTAAAGCACTCCGTGGATTAACCACGTTGCTCTTTAGCGGCTCCATCCGCCAAAGTAATATCACTTTCGCTTCCGAGAAAGGACATCCTGACTGTGAAGAGCTACCCATCAATCCAGATGGTACGCTTGCCAGAGTTCAGAACCGCGATGAAATCGAAGAATGCGGCCTGCAGGTAGTCCCTCGTGGAACGTATACCTTGTTAGGCTGTGTTGATAAGAAATGGTCTATTGCACAGACCACCAAGACAGAACTGAGACCAAGCCTAATTCATGGCATGGTCAGAGCACCTTCCCACGCACCTGCGGCACTTTGCCGTGCACAGGCGCCTGGATGCCCAACAACGCCGCTTGTAGAAGCGATATCAAAGTACGGCAAGAGCGTTCTTCCGTTTCCTTCACCGGACGTGGAAGCCGCTGTCGAACACACGACAAACTTGCTTAAAGATATACTTTGCCCTAAGTATCGCCCACCTCAAGTCGCTACGTTGGATGAGGCTATCAATGGCATCCGTGCTCCCTCTGGCGCGATTGTTGAAAACTTTCGCGGTATGGAGATGACCACGAGTGCCGGATACCCGCACCGACTACCCCACAGAAAACCTGACACCCGCCCTGGAAAATACTCCTACTTCAAATTGAAGGAAGGCTCGGAGCACGAACATGAGATATCAGACCCGTTGCTGCTTGCTGAGATAGAGGAGAAAGAGTCATACGCAAAGAAAGGCGTACGGTTGCCCAGTGTGACAATGGATGTGCTCAAGGATGAGTTGCGCACGGAACAAAAAGTGTTCCTTGGTAAGACGCGAGCCATCAACGTGATGCCACTACCATTTGTCATTCTGTTCAGACGTTACTTCCTGGACTTCAAAAACTCTTTCTGTGAATCTCACGGAAAGTTTTTCGGGTGTGTCGGAACTGACGCACACGGACCGGACTGGACCGACCTTTGGAACAAACTCAGACGAATATCGCCCGATGGATTTGCCGGAGACTATGCAAATTGGGATGGAACTATTGAAGCTTTCATCATGATGCAAGTCGCAAACATCGTTAGCGATTGGTACGACGATGGAGAGGAAGCAAGGACAGTCCGCCAGGTCCTCTTGCACGAGATTATCCACACAGTACATCTAGCCCAGAATAGTTTGTACATGAAGCATCAAGGCAACCCTAGTGGATGCCCGCTGACTGTCGAATTGAATTGCATCTGTAATTTCATCTATTCGCTAATTGTGTGGAGAATCTCGGCACGAGAATCTGGACGGCTCGAAATGCTGCCGCTCCGTAAGTTCGACGAGAACGTGTGCTGCTTTAATTATGGTGATGACAACATCTTCGCGGTCGCCGAGGAGGCTAGTGACTTTTTCAACCAAGTCACATTTAGCAACATCCTTGGCCGATACGGAATTACATATACCCGCGCCGATAAGTCAGAAACCACTATAGAAGTGGAACCGTTAGAAAACCTGAGTTTTCTGAAGAGAGGTTTTGTCCCTCACCCCAAACGACCCCATGTCATTCTTGCCCCGATTGAGAAAGCCACCATCTACCGCATGATAGACTGGGTTCGCAAATCAAGAGATCCAGAGTTAATGATTCAACAGAATGTGAATGATGCTCTCGATTTTGCGTACCACTGGAATGTGGATTTTTATGACCGTTTCAAGTCCGAGGTTAATACTGCCTGCCGCAAGGCCGGAGTTAGAACCAACTCGACTACTTGGAAAGATCATGATGAGATTTTCCTGGCCAAGTTTGATAACTAGACCCCCTGATTGTTTGTTTTTGTTGATGCAGATGACCTTTAAACGCTGTTGTAGGTTGCAGATGCACTTCTTTTCTTTTTAACTATTAATGTTTGTGAATGTCTTTAAATGTTCTTTTTAGGTAACAGTTTAACCGAGTAATCGAGTGAATTGATACGCCAAGTTCTACCCTAGCTGCCTAGATGCTAAG